CATCAAAGCGTCCGCTTTCGGGTTGTATAACCGGAGAATTTCCCCCGTCAACGTCGTAAATCAGAGATGGCAGTGCTTCTTCATAACCTAGTGGAACTAGGTCAGTGTTCTCCAATCTGGTTTCCCAAAAAGGACCATCTCGCTTCAACACTTCCTGGAACAAGAAAGTATACGAGGTAGAATTAGGCAATCTCAATCCAGGAACAGATTTGATCGCGGCAACAATTTTCGAAACCCAAAGATCAAAAACTTTAGGTCCATGAAGAGTTAACTCATGGAGAACTACATCAACATTTGTTTCAGTGTCCCCAAAGTGGTTTCCTCCTTTCTTAACCCAATTAACAATGTCTAATACTGTATCAAGAGCTAATGGAGCAACATGTCTACCTGCCCTTGGTTCATATCGCCATTTCCTTTTTAAGAAAGTAACTTCAGAAAGATAATGAAGTTCATCGGTCAATTCACTTTCTTTATCTGCAGCGGTATAGACCTGCCCAAGCTTGACCATAGCCTGAGACACCGTTAATTCATTGAAGACAGAAACATATTTAGGATTAACGCTCCACACATTATCATCTCCAAGAACAAGGAGATAGACATTCTTATTAAAATTATGCGAACCATGATGTTTATCACTAATCAACCACTTCCAACACAACCTCATGTACAAATGTACATTAAGTGAATTGAAGCAAGCAGTCAATCCATGTCCACTTGGCATGGCTCCACACCATTCCATAAGAATACCCCGATTTATATGAACAGAGGAGTAGAGATCTATCAACAATATATCTCTAATCTTATTATCCTCAGAGGTACCACCATACCACTTATTAACTCCTTCACCAAGAGCGATGTGACACGACGGAATTTCGCGTTTATCCAAACCTTCAAAATCACCAGCGCCTTTATTAGGACCATTGCCGCGCATATTCAGCAAGCGCGCGGCAAGTTCCCACTCAGAACTATACTCATTAACTCCAATAGCAACACCATTTTTAATCCTATTTTTAATAATCCAGTTCGTAAAAGCTCCAAAATACATACGGATCAAAATATAATACACAATTGGAG